ATTCATCTGTTGTATATTTGTCAGAGTAAACATATCCTGTTCCTATTTTACTCCATAAAGGGATATTCCATACCCATCCGTTCTTTAATGCGGTTGCATTTGTTACTCCCTCAAGTTGTTTTTCCTTGTCTGTATAATTTACATGTGTTGCCCATGCCTTATTGTTAGGTAATATGTCATTATATGGTATAAATTCCTCATTCATTGCCTCTCCAAGCAGTAGAGATTTAAACCCTGTACAGTCTATGAATAAATCTCCTGTTATTTTATCACCGTTATCTAATAATAAATATTTTATACCTTCATCATTCATTTTAATATATTTCACATTTGATTTAATATGTTTTACGCTGGGTAAACATATATTATCTCTTAACCATAGAGCAAATTTTGTTGCATCAAAGTGAAATGCTGTATCTTTAGTAAAATTAAAATTACCTAATTCCTTACCTTTATATACCTTGTTATTATTTACTATGGCCATTATTGGGTAATATGAATCTGCATAATCTGTATTTGGTATTTCTGGATGTAGAATCTTTTTGATATACCATAAATTTAATCTATTATCATCTATTGATTCAGGTTGACTAAATGGATATTCTACTCTGCCTGAATTTGTTTTGTTAAAGTTTGTGAATCGTATGGTAAACTTGTAAGAAGCATCTGTATCCTTCATGAAATCTTCATCTTTAATTCCAACTAAATATAACCATTGTCTGAATTGAACTATTGTTGATTCTCCTACTCCTACCGTCTTGATGTCAGGAGATTCTATTAAGGTAATTTTCTTTTTAGGGAATAATCTAACAAAGGTTGTTGCTGTCATCCATCCTGCCGTACCACCACCTACAATCACAATATTATTTACTATCAATTTACTCTATAACTATATTGATGTTAAGTATTAATAAATGTTATGTTGTATGTCTTATTACTACTACTCCAGATCCACCGCTTTTTGAATTATTATATCTGAAATCACTAGGACATGAACCACCACCTCCACCTGTATTAGCAACACCATTATGAATAACACCGGTAGAACCGTCACCACTATGTCCGTCACCTCGACCTCCTTCACCATATGTAATGGAACTAGGAAATGATATAGATGTTCCACTACCTCCATTTTGACCTGAAGCATTTCCACCTGACCCACCACCTCCTCCTCCATTATGACCTGCTGATGCTCCTCCACCATTATAATTTCCGTATGTATTTCCTGTTACACCAGATTTCAATGAAAGTCCTCCACTACCTCCTCCTCCACCGCCATTTCCATATCCACTACCTCCACTACCTCCACAATTGAGTCCTGCATTTCCATTTTGGTTGGATGTATATCCTCCACCACCACCGCCACCACCTGCTATATTACAATCAAATGACGATGTTCCGCCATTTCCACCTCTATTAGAGTAACTTCCTGATGCTCCTCCACCTCCTCCTACTGTTACAGTTAATTGTGTGTTTGGTGGCTCATATGAATCTGTTGTAACGATTCCTCCTCCGCCACCAGAACCTCCGCCTGCTCTACCTGTACCTCCGCCACCACCTACTACTAAAGCCTCTATATTCAATCCACTAATTGTTATTGTTCCACTTGAATTAAACGTATAATATGTATATGAACCACATGTTGATAGATTTCCACCAGTATGCTCTGACACTCCTGCACCTCCACCAGCAGCTCCTACAAACCCAACATTCATAATGTCCATTGGTTTGAATAACTCTCTATTCTTCTTTAAAGAAGTCAATTTAACTACTCCTCTACTGCGTAAGCTGCCACAATATCAGTATCTGCTGTTCCAAATGCTGTTATGGTTAAAATTCCTATCTTGCTTGCTGCTTGGTCGGCAGGTTTTGCTCCTACAAATTTCCATGCTGGGAATGTTAAAGTTCTCAAAGTAGAATCTGTGGTTATTTTAATTGTTTTAGACTTACCTATTGCTCTATTTGATGTTGTAAATGTAGTAGCAGTACTAATTGAAATTGTTTGTAATTGATCCCCGTCAAAATCCAATGCAGTTGTTGTTGTTGAAGTATCATGAATTAAGTTTTGAATATTGTCTATATTGTTACCTGCAACATCTAACAATGATGTTGTTGTAGTTCCCGTGAATGTTGGACCTGATGATGGTGATCTTGCTGATAAATCTGTAGATAGACATGTTACTGTACTTTGTGCTTGAGTACCTGAATGATTTGCTCTACAAAATGGATCTGCTGATAGGTTGTTTTCTACTGTAATCCAATGTGATAATATATTAGGGTTATCTTGTTGTGCTATTATAGAATCCCCGGCTTGCATTGCTTCAGTGAAGAATGTACCTGATACTGATATTACATATTGATCTCCTTTTTTAATTGAACATGCTGTTGGTGAGCAATCTAAATCAGGTGAATTCGTTGATGCATTATAATTACCTTTTAGTAAAATATTTCCTGTTACTCCTCCTATATCTAATGAACCTGAGTTCAAGCTCATTTTTAATTATCTCCTCTATGCCATATCCTTACAACACCGGCATTACCGGCTGATGTCGATTTTACCCTTACAACCACTTTTGTGTAAGAATTGCTTAATGTTTCAACTGCCGGTGCAGCACTTGCTGCCTGAGCTGTTGAGGCTTTCAGTTCAACCCATCCATTATCATAATCTGTATCTGCCGTACCTGTAAATGCTGTCACAGGATTAATGTCTATGTTTCCCCATATATCATAATCTATACTGTTTGTTGCATGTGTGTTGAAAATTGAAAATGTTGATGTTCTTGTTCCTCTGGAATCTACCTCTAATACTGCAGAAAAGCAGTTTGTTGTGGTGACGTCTATATTTTTATTATAACTTCCTATAAGTGACCCATTCGATACGTCTATTCTCTCTCTAGTCAAATCAACTTGAGCCATATACATTATAGTCACCATTTAATATATAAGGTTTATGAATAAAAAAAATAAAGTAAAGGTTTACCTAAAAACCTACTACTCGAATCTTGATTCCAAGTGAATTAACGTCAGTTGCTGAACTTGGTAGTTCGCTAAATTTTGCAACTGCCCCTCCTCCTGCTGCAGGATCAACACCATATGCCTTGATCTTCCCATTTGCTGCTGTTGAACCGGCAACATATTCAAGTAGAAGACCTTTGTCATTTGAGATTATTGAAGCCTCAATAACGGTGCTAACTCTACCGCCCAGTGAAAGGTCAACTGTATTCCCACAACTTGTATATGTGTCGGCTGCTCCAAATGTAACATCCACTACTGTTGAAAGTAATCTCGATGTCAATTCAGATTGCACGGAAAGAGTTTTTCCTGTCAATTTTTCTTGATTTGCATCCACTGCGACTGTAATAGCCATATATAATTGTAGTATTAATGATATATAAATATAGTGTCCCCTTGAGGGAAGATAATATAAAAAAAATACCTAATCTTTCGACTAGAGTATGTGATTCGAATGTGGTTTGACTAAAGTTTAATATCTCTAATCTTACCTTGAGCGATGAAACTTCTACATACGGTTTCACCCATAGTTCTGAATACACCTTTCTCAACAAATGCATTGTTGATGAATGGGTAACCTGGACTTCTACGGGTTGCTTCGTAATATTCTGTTGGGATTGATACCATGATTCCTAATCTTGGGTAACCATATCCTTCTGCATCAGAAGTATCTAATGCAAATAGTCTTCCTACTTCGTCAGAGTCACAAGTATTACTTGGGGCGTCTTTGGTTGGAATGAATGGAACTCCATAGATAGAGTCTACATGTATACCTACACCAGTACCTTTGAAAGTTTGGATACCGTTTACATCGACTTGGACTAATGCTTCACCGTATGGATTTGCAATACGGACAGAAGGCATAAACAAGCCTTGTATTTCGGAATAAACTTCGTGGGAACCGAGGAATACGTTTGGATCTTTACCAGCTTTCTTACGGATTGATCTAAGGAATGTTCTTAGTACGTCATCTGTCATGATTCCATTAGTACCTACGGTACCAGATGGGGATGAGACAGTTGAATCGAATGTACTAGAACCATCTCTGTCAATTACAGCACCAGAACTTCCTTTCCAAGGATCATAGTTATCTGTACTACAAGCACCTTGTAAGTTAGCTTCAGTTTGTGATGAAATAATTCTGTCTAAAGATTCCCAGTTAAGTGAACCAGTATGGACAGCACAAGCTGCTGCTGCTCCTGCTTCTACATCAGTTAATAACATTCTATTTAACAGTTCTTTGTGTTGAACTGCCATGAATAGTCTAAGTGAACCTAGACCACCCCAAATATCATCTTTTGAGTGTGTTGCAAGCCATTCCATTACCTCTGAGGCACTGAATGGTAGTTGAGCAGTTTTTGGTCTTACATCAATTTCTGCAAGTGTTGGTTTGATGGTATCGGCAATTAATCCGCCTTCAGCTGTACCACCTAATGCGGTGTTGTTACAGGTACCTGCGTCTGCAAGTGCGTCTGCTTTAGCTGTGATAACCCTCCAACCGCTTTTGTCCCAAGGATACTTTGGTAAGATACCAAATGCATTGGCTTCAAGATTTAATTGAGCCCATGCGTATGCTCCGAACACTGCGTTGAAAGAACCAGTTGTACTGGTTGTTACCGGGGCGTCTGCCTTTCTCAAAGAGTTACGATTATAACCATAATACAGGGCTTCTAGCTCATCAATTGTTTGAATTTTTACCATTGCTGTTCACCTTGTTCTGGACTACCGAACTCTCCTTTCAGAATACGTCTACCGACTGATCCAAGATCTTCATGTCCTACTTCACGAGCTGCTTTGAGCACCTCGTTTATTTGAATACCAGCAGATTTCTCTACGGTTTCAAGTGCAGCACCTGGTCTTGGAGTTTGTGTAGTGAAGACTTGTTCAGATTGACTATAGCTTTTTTCTTGCATACTAAGACCATTCTTATCTTCCTCTTTTCCATTATCTGGATCAGAATCTCTAAGGCTGGCTTGTGAAGAATTGCTTTGATAATCACTTGGGACTTTGACTTTTGCACCAATATCATCTTCTGCTGAAACTTTTGGTTTCAATTTTAGATCTGTTGGTTCTTCCATGGCTTTAATTCTGGAATCAAAACTATCGACTTTTGCACCGATACCTTTAATTTCGTCTTTAAGACCACTGATGTCGAATCCTTTGATTGTCTCTGTCAATGCTTGTAAAGATGAGTCAAATGCAGATTTCTCTACTTTTTTCTCTTCTTCTTCGTCTTCTTGTTTCTCGTCTTTATATTCTTTTTCGTCAGTCATGTTGTTACTTTATATACTGGAAAAGTAATATATAAGGATTATCTACTTATCTGTTTTTTGATATCAAGTAGTAATTTCAGTAATTCTACTGCAGATTTATTATAATTCTCTGTTGATGCACCAGATACTGTGTCATTTTCACCTGAATATTTTGGATTTAGATTTCCTCTGTCTTCTTCACCTGTGTAATTCTCTTCTTCTACCTTTCTTGGGTTGTCCTTCTGTCCTGTGTCTTGTTGTGAATTGTCATATGATGCCCCGGTTCTAATTCCTCCTGCACCGCTTCCTGGGTCCATTACTCCTGTAGACTGTTTAATTTGAGTGATTGATGTATCTTGTCCTGGGTTTATTTCTCTATCGATATTTTTACCTTCTACTGAAGTTTTATCATTAGAGTCCCCTGTCATGTATTTTTTATCATTTGACACTTTTTTTGTAGTTTCTTCTAAAGCCTCTGCTGGGGGATCGTTATCAAGTCTCATCTTGCCATTAATACCATCTTCAGCGTTATTTGCCGTCATGGCCCTATCGTTCTTATTACTGACAGTCTCATGAATACTAAAATTTGAACATGAATTACCACCAAGTCCAGTAGAACTGGTTGCTGGTTTTTTATTTGTATTGGTTTCTTTAGCATCTTCCCATCTTACACTAAATTCTTTTACATGTTTAGGATTTTTTGGGTCAAATTTAGTATTACCTGGATGATAAACATCGCCTACTTCCTTCTTCAAAGCCTCTGCATCTTCGTCTTTATACGGTCTGTTTACATGTTTTGGCTGATTTACATTATGAATTGATGTTGATTCGTTATGATCACAAGTTTCACCTGGTTCTCTTCCTGCAAATCCACCTCTACCTGGTTCTGTATATGGTGCTTCTCCTGTAGCTTTATCAGTTAGTATATTATCATTCATATTATTATGGTTTCCTTTTGGAAATATTTTACTATGATGTGTATGTGAATCTCCTGTTTCTCCAGGACCTTTATCGTGGTAGTTGTCAAATATCACTTTTCTTTCATCTATTTTATTATCTCTCATATGATTTCGTATGGTTTTTTCTTGATGAGACGTCATTGGTCTATGTGTATGAACTGAAAATTCATTATTTTTATCATTATGTGTTACTCTTGCAGCACCTGTTTCTTTTAAAAATGATGATAAATCCTTATGTCCTATACGTCTTACCTGTTCTTCATGTGATGCCATTCCATCATGATTTGATATTTTACCATTAGTTGTAACAAAATGTCTTCCGTGAATGAAATTAGATGTACCATTTCTAGCATGTAGTTTTTGTTCTGTCTTTAATATATTGTTTATATCATTGATTATATCAAGTGCTTTTTTTTTGGAATCTTCTTCATCTTTAGATTCATCATCTTTATATTCCCTGACTACTTCACATGTATTGTAATCAGTTTTCAAAGTATCATTATATTTTAATTTCTTTAATTTTTCAAGTATTTCAATTTTTCTGGCTTCAACTTTAATAATTTGTAATGCTTTTCCCAATTCTTTATCTTCATCACTAAGTTTTGCTCCTGATCCAGTAGGTTTGATTTTTGTACCTGTATTGATATAATCGACCTCTTGTTGTAATTTATCTTGATTGTTTTCAGTTCCAGGTACTTTTGTATCTTGTATGTGTTCTCTACGTGATTCTGATGTCAATGGTTTGAATTTGAATTTTAATAATAATAATAATACATCTAATGCTTTTTTGGCAGCTCTAATATATTTAGGATTATTAAAATAATCTGATGTTGGCATTGTAACTATTTTTTTTGATCCACCTTTTGTTCCTGAAGGATCTACGGTAGTAATACCTGTTTCATGATCATGTGTTACAGTTGAACGGGCTCTTACTTGTTTATTACCTACTTTATCTCTTTTTGGTTGTTGTTTTCCACTTGGTTTATTCCAGTTTCCTGCAGATCTTCTTTGTAAAGCCTCACCAGTCATATTAGGCGAACTTGGTGTTATCGCACTACCTAGACCTGCGACTCTTGTACTATGTCTAGTTCCTGGTTTATCTTGTGCTGTATCAACATTAGAAGGTTTTTTACTCATAACACCTGGTATCTTTCTACCAAATCTGTTTACTTTTTCACCTGCTTCATTAGTTTGATCATATTCTATCTCATCACCCTCTGTTGTTCTTCCCTTACAAACATCTTCACATGTCATATCGCATGATGAATCACATGATTCAGGACCTGGTGCTAATTCTTCAGCTGCACCTCTTGCTGCACCTCTTGCTGCACCAGCTGCACCTCTTGCTGCACCAGCTGCACCTCTTGCTGCACCAGCTGCTGCACCACCTATTCTAGATGCGACCATTCCTATTAATGGTAAAATTTTCTCTACCTCTTCCAAGTCTGCCTCTTCTAGCATCTCGTCATCATCTTTTGGTTTAATTGCTTTATCATCTTTAACTTGAATCTGTTTACTTGCTGTTAATGCGTTTGCTTCTATCTTTTTTGGATCTGTTTCTGTAGGATCAGGATCTCTATATGTTTTATCTGTTCCATGATAAGTTGCCCCGTTTTCTTGTGGTTCTCCTCTATTGTTTTCCAGGGCTTCTGCATCCTCGTCCTTGTTTGGTGAATTTGGACCATTTACATCTGCATAAGAATCGTCTCCTTTATCGGAATATCCTTTATCTACATAACATTTAAATTTATCACATCTGATACACATTGTACCGTCACCTCTATCTTTAACATTACCTGCCATTGCCTTTGCTATCTCATTATGTTGTGTTATTAATGCTAATGGTACGGCTGGTTCCTCACATACGGCTACTTCATATTGTTCTAAATCTCTTAGGGAATAAGCAATTGATCCATCTTTTTGCATTATTGGTGTTCTATTGGATTTAGTTGCTCCTCCGAATGAAAGTCCCTTATATTTTCCTGATTTAATGGCTTTCCAGATTTCATCGTCAAGTTCATAATCTCTAAAGATTTCACCCTGTATTGTTATTGCAGGATATGATTTACCTTTCTCGTCTGTTACGGTTGTTGAACCGAAATTTATGCCTTGACCTACTACTCTATTAGAGTGTGTGTCTGTTATAGGGCCTCCCCTTGCTATCCAAATAGGTAAAACTTTCAATAACTCGTCACGTACGGTGATTTCGCCTTGTCTGTCTTTCATTTCAACTGTTAGCACCCCTTCAAATAATCTTCTAGAGCTTGTAATAGCTGTTAAATTTTTGGTGACCAGTTTGGAAAAAAACAATCGTTCTACCATGACTAATTATATCGCTCATCATATATAATAATATCTATAAAAATATAGAGTGGTTATACTTAGATTTGTCAAAAACGTCTAAGATGTAACTACAGTGTTTCTATTTTTTGCAACGTCGGCTGCTAGAACTAATGCTAATGGTGCTAGGATTGCTGCCAAGCCTTGAATGTCTGTTATTGGCAGTTTGTCCAATAAGAAGGCAGGTGCAACTATAGCGGTGTATGCCCATAGAGCATGATATCTAAGTCGACCAGCTAGTTCGAATACCATACTCACTTCACGTTAATACCCTATATAAACTTTTTAGTAATCATCAGTAAGGATATCTTTAGTTACTTCCTCAAACGCTGTGTCTATATCTGGATGTATTTCCTTGTTTTTCTTGTCTAATCTCTTTGATAATATTACTATTGCCTTTCTCATTAATGCAGCATCATATTTACACCTTCTATTCAATTCTTCAACCTTATCACATAGTTTTTCTATATCCAGTTGATTTTTTTCTATTTCCTTTTTTTTATCCTTAAAATATTTGAATATATATGCTGATAATCCTGTCACTATGAATAATATTGCCCCTGCAATAATATCACCTATAAAATTAAACTCCATATATTTATATAGTTACAACTTATTTAAAGAATTGGCTTTAATAGTTTACCTTTTATCAATTCAATTATTATTGTTTGGTCTCTCATTATTAAATTTGTAAACTCATCTACTATATTTGGATATATCGCAAAATGTCCACATCCCCAACATAGTTTAAACTGATAATTTTTTACTATACCATTTACTTCCCTATCAATAGTATATCTGGATATCATGCGTTTACATTTTTTACAATCATTATATCCCATGCATTTATATAAGTGTCACTCATATATAATAATAATGACAAACGCATCAGTATATGTATATGACACATTAGAAGAATATATGTTATTTTATCCTCAAGGACAAGATGAAGTTGCTGAAAGCCACCTTTCATCATTATGGATTAATAATAAAAATATAGTTCTTGTTAGTGATATACGTTCAGGTACAGCAGGTTATAAACCAGATTTTTCTAAATCTCTTGTTTATTTTGATCTAGGTGAAAAAGAATTTAAAAAATATGAAGATAATTTCGAACCTATAGTTGAAGTTGAAATTGAACCTAAACATAATAGAGTTATATTTTCTGGTATGGAAATACAACATACATTAGCTATCGCACGTAGAGTAAAATCAGGTGAACTGAATAATAAAAAAAGACATATAAAGGGTTATATTCTATATGACGATACTAGACCAAGAGTGAATCTGATTATAAAAGCAGTTCATTAATTTTTTATTTTCTAAAATGTCTAGTAAATCCATCTCGAAATAGAAAGTCCTTTCCAAGATTACGTCTCATAGATTTCCAGAATGGGTCTACTTTAGTTGTTCCTCCTGCTCGTCTAAATTCCCTTAATGTTTCTCTAACTTTATAATGGCAATTATAACATAATCTTGCATTCATTTGTTTTATACTCCAATCATATCTTCCACAAAACATACACATATCCCATCCTTTATCTGCAACTGTTACCAATGTAAATTCATGTCCTCTATTACGTCTACAATGTTCACATACATTAAAAAGTGTTGCCGATACAGCTTTCTTACTTTCACATCTCCAACAGAATCCTTCTTTATGATTATTCACACGTTTTTGTTCGTCTTTCTGATGCATTTTCCATAACTTATCGCCTACAGCAGTACCACCTGTATTTACATTAAGTTTATCAGCCAAGATTATCTCCATTTTTATCTTTCCATGCGTCAAATGCACCACCTATCTCCTTACTTACTATTGCCTCTATTGCTTCTACTGGTATATCTGTTAATTTTTGTATGTTTTTTACTATTGTTGTTGGATCATTGGAATGGAGCCCCTGCATTAAACATTGTCTTACCATGTCAAAATTATCAGGTGTG